CAATTCATCGGCATCGTTGACAATAGCTTTTTCTATATGCTTTTCAGTGTCAATATATACGACTAACCAATCGCGCTTAAATACTTCGAAATCGTAAAAGATCATAGATCATACACTTCTACAATAGAGATTGGATTGAATGCGTCTGGATCATAGTCAATCTCAATCTCGATAGCGCCTTCAACTTCATCATTGAAGATAGATTCTACTTCAGCTGCAAACTTAGAATATGACTTAAATTCTACATCATGATCTACAATTTCGCTAAGCCATGTAAGTACACTTTTGATCGCTCTACCGTTATTCCAGTTGTCAGTCGTGCGATTTCCTGAAATAGTACGATTGAAAAAGATGCAACGATTGTCCTGTTTCTTAGCTGCCTCGACTGTTTCCTTAATTCTTGCGCCTACGCTAAACATGAGCTTATCGCCTTTCTTAGTAGGCATAACTTCCATTGATTCGATAGCAACGATGTATCTACCCGCTGGAACCTCATCAAACTGCTGCTCAGGAGCTTCATTGATCTCCTTCTTAAGTTCATCACTATTTACTGCTTCATCAAACTTTGAAAAATCTACTGCCATATCTTTGGACCTCCTATAAAAAATATATTGATAGTTAAATGCCATCGTAACCTCCGTGGCGGGATAATTGATTACCTATATTTATTATATACTAGATACATAAAAAAGAAAACATATTTTTATAAATTTTTATCGCGGTCTTCACTCTCTTCCTCTTTCATTCTCCATTCTAGCCGACTGCTGGCACAACCTGCATATAAACATAGTCACCGTGTTCTTTTATCCATGTTCTTGCACTTTCCATGTTAGGCTGCCAAACGTCCACTGAATTACCACTTCTAATGGTATCACCATTTCCATCACCATCTGTGTCAATGCCTGCACCTGTGTCGCAGAATTCATAATAACCGATAAAATCGCCAAGTGATCCATCTTCTTTTACTTCATAAAGAACCGCAGCCATACCGAGCCATTCTTTACGACCAGCGATAATACCATTACGAGTTTGAATCCCGCTCGCTGTTATACCACTGTCAATATAGCAAGTGCATCTCACTGGCTGTGGCATTCTATAATATGTCCAATCCTTTTCCGGTTGTGCGGAATAGGAATTGCTATTTGATGCAACTACCAGCACAGCAGCTAATACTATTGTTGCAAGTAATTTGAGTATGATACTCCTTTTTGATTTTTTCATTCTTCACTCTCCACTCTAATTCAACTTTAATTCATTCTTAATCCATGTTGTTTTTTGATCTGAGTTAGAAACGAATTAAAGTTTTTAGAAGTTAAAAGTTTAATACATTTCTTCTCGATCTCTCAATGCCAACTATTTGTCTTCAGCCATCATTCAAATCCACTAAATAATTCAATTACTTTCATCATTCAATCCTCTAAAAATATGTGCTATGACATCTACTGTCCATCCGTTGCCGATTGCTTTAATTCTTTTATTTTTTGAAGATAAACACTCAGTATAGTTATCTGGCAAAGTCTGTAATCTCTCCGCTTCAATCGGGGTCATGTACCTCAATACATAATCCGAAACCCAAACATTGTTCTTACTACCAGATGTCGTAACTGTATTCCACTTCTGATTTATTTTCTTCGCTCTGTTCTGTTGAGAATAATATCCTTTTCCGGATGTATCAAAATAAATATCCATACCATTTTTTGTTATTCTAACTGTATCTTTATACTTTGAAAAATCTTTATAATGATATTTACTTTGCTTGTCTAAAATATCACTAAACAAAACTTCACTTTTATCCCACTGAGTCGAAAATGGTATATTAGTCCAATATAATCTGTGCCTATGCTGCGCAGAAAAATCCGCACTATCTATTTCGATTGGGTCACATCGTAATTCATTACTTATACATTCTCTTATTTCCATACTCATGCTTGCATTATTTTCATAAAGAAAATATTTAGGTTTTGCTTCTTTCAATGCTCTTACATATTGGCTAAATAAATTCCAGCCTAAACCGCTTGCTGTTATTTCTCTTCCATTACCTCTTGCAATACTCCAATAAGTACAAGGACTGCCACCAATTAACAAATCAAATTCGCCCTCATGATATTCTGCATTGAATACATCTCCACCACGTTCGATCTGTGGATAGTTGAATTTACTAATCTTTATTGCATTTTCGTCAATCTCATAGGCTTTATACCTATCCACATGGATTCCTGCCCTTTCAAGCGCTACCATACCGCAGCTGATTCCGTCAAATAGACTTAATACATTCATTCTTCTCCACCTCTCTGATCATCTTCATTTGTTTTCCTCCTCTTCTGGAAATCTAATTTTTGTTACCGCAATAGGGAATTCTTCAATTTCACTCGCCCAAATAGGTTTTGCTCCGGCTCTTGAAAATACAAGTGGGAATCCTCCAATTCCATCAAACAGACTTGCCATAGTAGGATTTTCAGGCAGATACGGCATCATTCTCTCCGCCATCCAGGACCAATACGGCAACGCAATCGAATTACCCAGGGCCTTGTATCGAGGGCTATCAGCATCTTTGTGTTTCTTACCTTTGCTGTCTACCCATTCTCCAATATCTGTCCACGGCTCATCATGGATTATCTGATGTACTCGGCTTTTACTAATGCCGAAAATCTCTGCCATCTGTCTACAAGTCAAATCCGTATTGCCATAGACATACTGAATCAGATCATGCACCTCATCAGAAATTTTTGCTTGTCCTGCGTCTTCATGCACTTTATATAATCCATCTTGCCTTGCCTTTGTAGAGTTTTCGGTAGCCGTAAGCAATTGTAAATTAGCAATCCGATTATCAGCCTTATCATTATTGATATGGTCGATCACATACCCATCAGGAATAATCCCGTGTTCCGCAATCCACACTATTCTGTGAACACGGCATTGCATCTTTGTTTCACCATTACGAATACTAACTACTTTATAGCCATTAACAACCGAACCAGTTAATTCTTTAGGTTCATCCAGTTTTTCCCCACCGGGACCTCTTGTCGCAAATACTTTTCCATACTCTGTATCAACAACAATATTTCCCTCATTGATATTCCAGGCTATATACTCATCCTTTGTCATTTCAGTAAACCTCACTTTTCTAACAACGGGGTATCCCTGCAATCTCTCGCATTCAAGTGGTGTAAGCCTGCGCACAACAGAATTACATACTATTTGTGGATCTTTGTAATCTCTTGCCGCTAGAGTTTCTGCGATTCCACTATTTCCAGCTCTCATAAATGAGCCTGTTGTAGCATTATATGGCTCTTCCGTATATTTCGTTCCGCAAGCTACTGCGTGTTGCTCGACAGTATTTAACGTATACATGATATCGGATTCTTTGTAATCATCACCCTTGTGCGACTCTCTCTGACCATTGCCTTCTATGCAGATAACAGACGGACCCGACTGTCCACCACTTACACAACTTCTTGCATTAAGTGTGGCGGCAATATCGCCAGTTATTGCACCATTGTACATATCTGCACCCTGTACAACCGCCATGCCACCTTGATTGCAAGCTGGCGAACCGCCATTCAAATCTAATGTTCTAGCAGTTTCCGCTTCATTTTGTTCCGTAAGAAGATGTGATTGTGCTTGCAACCCTGCCTGTCTCCTCAATGCCTGATCTAACATCGGTGGCAGCACCTTCCCCCTCTTCTCGGCTCTCCTCAATATCCCCTGACAAGCCTTTGCGCTCAAATAGTATTTCGGGTGCGGTGTCTCCTCCAAAATCTGCGACAAGCGCGATTCTACGACGACGTTGGGGAGTGCCTTTCTTGACCACTCTTCCATCAGGGCTGAGGATGGACTTTCCCCAAAACTGTGCATCGTGTACTCTCCAAGCAATGCTCCACCCATCACCCATGATGCATCCTGCCGTTGGCCATTTTCCGCCCGGAGGTCCAGGAATGCAGGCATCCCCTTCTGCCACTTTTGCCGTTTCTTCAAGGACACATCTGAAATCTCCGCCCTTTGGGGTTCCCGAACTAAGGGCTCCTGGCACGTTTTCCCAGACCATGAATCTGGGAACAATTCTGCTAGGGTCAACTGACCCTTGCATTGATAACTCTTTGTAGGACTCATCACGCATCTCCTTAATAATTCTTATTTGCTCCATGAATAACCCTGACCGTTCACCAGCCAACCCGGCGCGCTTGCCCGCCACGGATAAATCCTGGCAAGGTGATCCTCCACAAACAATATGAGTTAATGGAACTTCCGAACCTTTAATCTTTGTAATATCGCCAAAATGTTTCATTCTTTTTCCTCAAAATCATCGCATTCCTCAAAATCATCGCAAGTGTCATCCCAAAATGTAGGAACAGAATAGTTCTCGCTGTCCTCATTGCCACAACAAAATTCTGAATATCCTTCGCCCTGTGGCTTTGAAAAATCGCGCTTGTTATATTTACAATTTCCACAACATTCTTTCATTGTTCACTTTCTCCTCTGTTTGGGTTTGAAAAACACAATTCCTTGTCCTTGCATATCCATATAGCAACCATTGCCAAAATGTCGGCAATGGTTATATTTTTCAAAACGATCTCGTTTCCGTTATCTCTTACTTCGCAAATCATTTATTCTCCTTTAGATATTCCTCTATCGCCTTTTCTACTTCTTCCTCGTTATCACATTCCTGCAATATTCTTTCGATTTCTCTTTCACTCATTTTGACACCTCTCAATCTTCTTCTGCATGTTTAATTGCTTCGTCTATTGTCATTCATTTACCCCCTTAATCTAATGTTCTGCATCTAAGATGATCGTGCAGACAGTCTTCACAGACTTCTTTATCATCATATTCAAACAATTCTTCAACATCTGATCCACATTCATCACAGATCAAATGTAATACATGCCTATTTGGACAACTATCACCTATACAAGGATGACCTGGAACAGCGCAATCACAGCATTCATTTTCATATTTAATCATTCTTAATCTCCTTAAATATGTAATTTTTCAGCTAATTTCTTACAATAGTCTTCTATTTCCTGCGGAGTAGCATTTGGATGCTGACTGATCCACAGATTTTTTAGATAATTATATCTGTCCATTTATCTTGCCTTTCTAATTCTGCGCTTTGGCTTTTCTTCATTCATAACTTGATCATTATCATCATCCATCTTTTCAAATTCTTCAGTAGCTTCTACATAATCAGCTTTGCCATTTTCATCAGCTACATTTGCTACAGCCTTGTCAAACTTTTCAAATTCTTCAATGAATTTTTTTTCGCTACGCGATTTCTTTATAGGTCTATCACTCTCTTCTGACGCACTGCTTTCTTCTTTCTTAGCTCTACGTGATTTCTTTTCTTTGCTGATCTCCTCATTCTTATGTTCTTCATCAGCTGTAGCCATTTCTTCATCTGACTTAAAATCACCAATCTCGTAGTAATTTCTGATCTTATCGTCAACATACTTGAGATCATTTTCAATCGCATATGTTGGGAACATTCCGGCTGGACTCTTGGTTGTATCTTTACCATTGTTCTGAGTCAAGAAATAATACTTTCCGTCACTAACAGATGTCTTAAGTACAATGGTACTCATTCCTTCAAGCACGATCTTATCATCCAGTAGCTTGCCGATTGTTTTCAGCCTTTCAAAACCTTCCTGATCAGTATCAGTGTGACACATGATATAAACAATCACATCACTTGATAACTCTCTAACCACATTGGCAATATCCCAAGCGTGACGACCGATTTCTGTGAATTTGTCAAATCCTTTCTCAGATGATCTCCTCATGAATTCGTTTGCCATAACATACTGAAAATCATCAACTACGATTCTCTTATACTTCTTGGCCGCATCTTTAATTGCTTCTACAATTTCGTCAGCATCATCTGTGTTGATCAGATTGAATTTACCTGCGCCTTTAAAAGGAAGAATCTTTCCCTGAACATTGATGATTTCTACTTCATTTGGATCAAAATTTCTAAGTGAATAACTCTTGCCTGTTCCTGGTCTACCAAGTACAAATGCTAAAATTCCCATCACTTTCTCTCCTTCTTTAATTCATCTGCTATAACTGCTAAATTCATTGCTATCAGTGATAGAAGACTGGTTTCGACTTCTCCAAATGCGTTAGCTTCAGTTCTCTTCGTAAAATCATTAAGTACATCTAATGCCTTGTTCGTCATTTCTACCTGAGTCATTTTTTCCTCCTTACTTGATTTGAATGTTGTTGTTTATAATTAAATCAGCACCTTTTACCTTCTTACCGTCCTTAAGTGCTTCTTTAATACCTGCTATATCGATCTTTGGTTCCTGCTTAATAAGATATTTTCTTGGAACATCTCCGGTGATTTCTACTTTTTGAGATGTTCTATATGAAATCTTGACTGACTTATCACTAGATCTATCCCACGCATTTCCTTGTAGAACAGAATCGAGATAACTCTTTAAACTATCTCGTTTGTTTTCAGCTGCTTTCTGTCTAGCTGCAAAAATCATTTTCTGCTCTTTTAGCTGTTTTGCATCTGAATCAAGATTTTTGATCCATTTAGCGATGTTTTCTACTTTTTCATCGAACTGAAGTTCAAGATCATCTAGATACTTAGAGTCAAGCACTTCACCTGTTTCTTCATCAACCACTTCATCATCGCTGATTCTGAAGCAATTTAGAATTTTTTCGTTGATCTCAAATAGATTCATTCTAACTTCCTTTCCCATTCTTGCTGTAATTTAATGTTGTCTAAATACCAAGGATCCGATTTATCACATCCTGAATTTACGAATTTCTTAAAACCTTCATAGTCTCTAGCATATAATAAAATACCATAGCCACCTGACTTTCTGATCTTCTTTAACTTCTGAATCTGCAGCATGATTGGACGACCGCCATCTCGTTTATCTTCTATTCCAAAGAAATATCCATCTACGCATGCTAGAATATCTGGTATGCCTGATTTTGTAAATCCTCCACCTGCCCAGTATTTCAGACTCCAACTACCTCTTGCTCTCAAGAAAGCTTTCACTTTCTCATCCAGTGCTTTTTCTCTAGGCATTCTTTTAACTCCTAAATAAAACTAATTATTTATTACATGTATTATAATAACATAGTTTTATGAAAATGTAAACATATTTTTATGAAGTTTTGTCTAAAGCGTAGATTCTAAATCTCTTACCATTTATGCATGACTGTTTCGTGATGATACCGTACTTCTTCTTAAGTGAACCACTCAGAGTGTTTTTTGTTCCTACATGATTATATCCGTTCTTAGCGCAGTATAACTGATAACGAGTAAATACATCATCACAACTCTCATTAAGAATATCATCAATGCTGTCAAGATCTTCTACGAATTGCATGACCGTATCGCTCTGCTTCTCATATTCTTTCAACTGCTGCTTGACTTTATCCGGCTGAGTAAAATTCTGATTGTCAAGAATTCTATGCAGTCCTTCAATCGCTATCTTAATAAGATATTCTGTAGCTTCAGGAGTGATCAAATCTTTGATAATGTTGTGCTTAAAATGCGGATCATTCTTACTAAATACAGCATTAAACGGTACAATAATAATTCGTCTGAGAACAGCTCCAGTTTTATCTTTAATCCTCGGCATTTCATTTGCTGCAAAGAATAATTTAGCAAACGGATCAAACATAAACACTGGCTGTCCTTTTTCTTCAGCTTTGATCGTGTCACCTGTTACAATCTTCTTAAAAATAGCTACCTTAGATCCACTCATATACTCATCATCAATATCATCACCAATGTTCGCTAATTTGCCATACATCATAACTGTATTGAATCGATCAGCTAATTCAGAGATATCTAATGGTGAATAGTTTTTTCGACCTAGCATATTCTTAATCATTTTTAAGAACGTAGACTTACCGTTTGATTTATCTCCAACAAGGAAAAATGATGAACCGAGCTCATTTCTTCTATAGAACGTATAACCAACACATTCTTCGAGTAACAGCCGTATGTCATGATCCTGAACAGCTAAAGCATTTAGTGTATCATCGACAATCTTACTATAGGCATTTGGATTGTAATTCCACGGAATCTGGATTGTCACGTATAGATCTGGACTGAATGGCAATAATTTTTCTTCTAAAATATCGTAGATCCCATTCTTAAATGCAATATATCGCTCATCAGCCATCTCACATTTCTTACATCTGATTCTGATATATTTCAATGCTTCAACTCTACTTGCATCTTTTAGATAAGAAATCTCATCAATCATCGCATTAAAAATATTGTCATTGTCTTCTACATGCTCATAGATTTCGCCATTAAACATGTGCAATTGCCCGTCGATCATCACAATGTTATATTTCTGAATAAGATAGTCACCAAATACATTATGCAAAAATTTACCTTTATCATTAAAGAAACAATCTTCATCTAGCTTCGTAAATGTTTCATCTCGCATAATCGTCTCTAATTCAGACATTGACACAGGATCAGATAACACATACTTATTAGTGATCTTGATGATCTCTTTGATCTCTTCTTTCTGAAGATGCAATGATCTGTGAATAGCAAAGATGTGTTTACTCAGTGCATCATTTCTTCCTTCGCCATCTTTTAACTGCCACAATTTCTCATCACTATTTACCGGCAATAAAAAATTAGGAACTTCAGGAATCTCACTAAGTTCATAGTCATAAGCCTCTTCCCTTAATTCACCATCACATTTAAGTGGGATATATGTTCCTTTGCTGTGGATATCAACTACAAATCCGGCTGCAGTCAATTTATTTACACCGTCAATTTTCTCGCGCTCACATCTCCAATAAGTGTGGCCACCGTGCGGTGAATATAATACGTATGTTTTGATGTCTAAATCTTCTAGCAGATCTAGCAGATGTTCAAACATCTCAATATCATCTACACTTACATCTATGATGTCGTCTTTGCATGTAGCACCGTAGTTATCTAGATTTTTTACTTCTTCGTATTTATAAGCTGTGTTATTCGCCGGTACTTTAGCGCTCTTGCCTTTCCTATACGCTTTAAATATCAGCGCTTGGTTGTTTAGGTTATGCATGCACTGCTCCTTACTTTATAATGGGGTACCTAGCATTGTCTTTACCAATTACTTGCTTAAACTTAATGTCGTACATCGTTGCAAGTAATCTTCTAAATGCATGATAACCTACTTTAGCGATCTGATGCTGGATACAGTAAGATGTAAAATCATCAAAGATTTCTTTCGTAACACAGCCTCTTAATTCATCAATGCCTCCTTTCTTTTCTACATATTCTGCAATATGCTGCTTAGCACATTCGTCACTAGTTTCAATAACTTTCTTTAACATACTTTCCTCCTTATTCAAGATGATTTAATTATATTACATTTTGCTCATTTTTTACATCATTTTTTTTTAATTTTTTTAATGTTGAATTGTTTCTATGAGCGTGAATATTCTGACAACTTTACTCAAAGTTCTGTTTTTGAACTTTGAGTAAGTTTGAGTAATTGAGTAATTTACTCAAAGTTTGTTTGAGTAAATTTAAACTTTGAGTAAAACTTTGAGTAAGAACAAATGTGTCAACTGCAATACTTACGGGGTTTTCTTACTCAAAACTCAAAGTTTTTGCTAATTTATAGATAATTAGCAAAAAATACAACGTATAAACTTATATTTATATTTTTATATTATTAAAGTTTATACGTTGTTATTTTATAATATATATATAATATATAGCAAAAACTTTGAGTACTTTGAGTAAAGAGACAATTGTAGACAATTCAAGTTAATTGTATATACAATTCAATTAACTGCATATACAATTCAAATTAATTGTATTCATGTTATAATATTAAAAAAAGGAGGGGCAGGGAGAATGACAGAGGCAGTCTATAAACTATTAACCAAGCCGAGGAAGATCAGAGGACAGATCAAGAAGGCCGAGGCAGAGATGGAAGGATTGAAGCTATCAATGCTTCCGGGAGCGATACGATACGACAAGGACAAGGTGCAGTCATCACCACAGGATCCAATGGCTCAGTATGCTGTGAGGCTGGATGAGCTGGAGAGGAAGATCGAAGATCTGCAGACAGAATATCTGAATGCACAGGATGAAGTGGTGGCTGCGGCCAATGAGCTGACAAGCCCAGGCGATGTGATCATCACTCTCAGATTCATAAGCGGATGGGATTTCCAGAGCATTGCCAAAGAGATCAGCATGAGTGAGCGGCAGATGTTTCGACACTACAAAGTGGCGCAGGAAGAGCTGACGAAAAGATGTCAGTGAATGTCAGTAAATACATGTGTTATATTATAGCTGTGAAAAGCTGATGATGCGAGAGCACCATCGGCTTTTTGTTTTGGAGGTACTA